TCTAGAATCTTCAGCTAGCATTTTTAAAAAATCTAGCTCATCTTTAGTAAATTTAGATTGATAGATTGCACAACCAAATGGTAAGATAACATCGAACTGGTCAATTCTAATTTTCATTAATATAATCCTTTATACTAGTCCATTCCATATCTATAACACTATTTAATTTGTCAATGTTGGCACACGTATATTTTTGATATTGATTTTTAATGTTATCTGGAATTGGGATATATTTTATTGTAGCATTGTATTTTTTAGCAATAGTTTGTGCTACAGTTTCAAAACTTTCTGCAACACCAGTACCAACATTGTAAATGTCACTAGAATCAACACTAAGCATTTTTTCGTGTACTCTACAAATATCTCTTACGCATACAAAATCTCTTTTGTAATGTTCACTAAGTTGAAAAACTTTGATCTCGCCATCTTCTTGTGCTTGTTTTGTAAACTTAGTATAAGGCGAAGCTTGATCACCTTTATCGTGTTCTCCTGGACCATATACATTAAAATATCTAAATCCTTGTACAAGTACTGTAAATTCATCCTTGTGTTGCTTTACAAATCTATCAAACAAATACTTGCTCCAAGCATAAGGACTTTGTGGTAGCAAAGGGCCATCTTCAGTAAAATGTGTTGTAGGACCATACACACTAGCACTTGATGCATATTGAAAGTTTGTTCCATAGTTTTCACAAACCTGTAGCAATCTCATACTGTATTCAAAATTTTGATCTATTATACGATCTACATCGGTATAAGTTGTACTAGTAATTGCACCAAGATGTATTACCCAATCATATGCACTAGGATCAGGTACAGCATTATCCATATATTCCCATCCTTCAACATCATGTCCTTGAGTTAAAAGATAATTGCATACATTTTGCCCTATAAATCCTTTGTATCCTGTGACTAATATTTTCATAGAAGTCCCTTCATAGGTTTAGCCCAATGTCTGTGATATTCTTTATCAGTGTCAGATAGTAAAGGATCAGTAATTGGATTTACAGAAGGATTTATCTCAGTTGCATTTAATAATCCTGTAGTTGGAAAGAAATTAAAATTAATTATAACTCTTCTATTTTGATCAGTACAACTAGTTCCTAGATGTGGTAAGTTTGAAGGAAATACTACTAGTTGATTTTCTACACTGGCAATCTTATCACCATCTTTAAATTCTGTATATCCGTTGTTTGTATCAAGATAATATATAGCAGTAAGAGCCCCGGGCATCCAAACATCACAATGAAACCCACTAGCTTCTATGTCACCTGTTCTTGGACGCAAATTAGCTTTAATCCTTACTACATTTGACGGTGTTAGTTTTTCCAAAATAGGAACTATACTATCCCATATAGGTCCGTAACCTGCTTTACTGTGATCAAATACTAAATGTACAAATTGAAAATCACTCATATCCTCAGTGTTTACAATTCCATCGTTGTACGACCAAGGTATATCATAGCCATAGAAAATATGTCTTATATTTGAAAATTCTCCATCGTTTAATGCGTTTTGCACTATAACTTTATTATTCTTAATCTCAATTTCCAACTTTTATATCCTTTACAATTTGAGTAGTAGAATACCCGTCTACTTTTGGAAATATTGCAACTTCTGCTAAATCATTTCCAACTACTGTTTCTACAGTATAATCTCCACCTTTTACAATTATACTAGGTTTAATTTCCTTAATTATTTCATAAGGAGTATCCTCATCAAAAATTATAACTTCGTCAACTATGCTTAATTGTTCTAGTGTTTCTTTTCTAGTTTCTTGACTATTAATGGGTCTAGTTTCTCCTTTTAAACGCTTAACACTTGCGTCACTGTTAATAGCTACTATAAGTCTATTTCCCAAGCTACGAGCGTGTCTAAGCAGTTTTAAATGGCCAATATGCAGTATATCAAAACACCCATTAGTAAACACAATAGTATCTTCTAAGTCAGTTTTTGATAATATATACGTGCCTAAATGTTTAACACTTTCAGTTGCACCTTTAGTAGCAAGCTCTAAACACTGCTTAATAGTTTTATCCTGTGTTAGTCCATATACAAAGGCAGCAAGAAAACAATCACCTGCGCCGGTAACATCATTTACTTCTACTTGTTCTGGAATTATAAAATGTGTTTCATCTTCAAACTTTGCTGATACTGCACCATTTGCACTAGTTGTTATTATATTACCTTTATGTTTATCAAAACCAAAATCTTTATATTCTTTAGCATTAGGTTTAACTAACCATGCACCTTCATAACACTTACGATGGCGTTTAGGATCTACAATAACTTTACAACCTTGACTGTTTATATGCTCTATAATCCTGTTAGAATGTGTTAACACCCCTTTGTTGTAATCACTTAATATAACATATTCATACTGTGAAAAATCACTGCTTAAGACATTTCGTAGTACAGCTTCGCTGTCTGCTTTCTCGTCTTCATCTAATCGTGTTACATAATGCCCGTCTGAAATAATTCTGGTTTTAGTACTTCTTGGTTGATTGGTTTGTAAAAGTGTAACATCTACACCTAAACTTTTGAGATTTTCAACTACAAGTCCTGCACCACCTAAAGAAGTTTTTATATTATCTAGGTTAACAATAGGCACTGGTGCTTCCGGACTAATACGAGTAGAAGTACCGTAAATATATTTGTCAATTATTACATCACCAAGAACTAGAACTTTCATAATTTTATTATACTACCGTTTGTATTAATTGTCAAGTAAATTAATAGTTTGAAAGACAGTTTCTAACTTGCTAAGATTAATTTTACTTTGGAGGGTATTACGCAATCCATGATGTAAAGGCTTTGGCCATTTTGTAAAACTACACCAAGCATATCCATCATGTTCTTTATTTAATTGCGGAATAAATTCATCTTTTACTACGCATAGATATGTATGGAACAGGAATTTTTTGTCATTGCTGAGGAAACTTTCTAACGGAAGTGTTTTTTTAATAGTAGTAACATCACCTATTTCTTCAACAATTTCTCGTTTCAAACCTTCCCAGGGTGTTTCTGTACCTTCATTTGTGCCACCAACTAATCCCCAAACATCAGATTTTTTACCATTTCTACGGTGTAAAAATAAAAATCTATTTGTTGATAGTGTATAAAATAAGGCTCCACTACATACTATATTTGCATCCATACAAATAATTAGCCAAAGAGATCAATTCTCCATGTGCCAACTGGATAGTCACCGTCAATACTTAGTAACCATTCATTGTTTTTGAATCTATATTGTACTTGTGTATTTAAATTTGTTACATATGTTGTAGAAGTTATAGTTGAAGCATCAAAGATAATATTCCATTTGCTACCATCCCACTCTACAATATCATTCGCACTAGCAACTAAGCCAGTACCGTTATCATTAGCCCAAGCTGAAGATACTTGTGTAGCAGAAGCGCCACCTATATCATCTAGAAGTAATATACGTAACCCAGATGTCTTAATAGATGTAGGATCATAATTTAAAGGATCTATAATATAATCTATTGATGTCCTATCACCTAATGCACTACTAATAATATCATCTGAAGGGAAACTGTCTGTATCAAAATCAATAGCAATAGAACCTTCATCTAAAGGATTTAGTGCAAATGTACCTGTAACCGTTTTTGTGTTATCATTACTAGTTAAGTATATTCTACTTACACCTGCGGCATAAGTACCAGGCAATGCTGTAAATATCTCTCTCCAATTTTTAACACCAACCATTCCATTTGCTACAAGTTGTGCAGATCCTTGATTAACATATACTCCCCACTGTGCAAAGTTTACATTAGCACTATGACCGCCTACTAATGAATCAACTCTAGTGCCTCTGCTGTCTGTAGATGTGCCCGGCAAGCTTACATCATCGTAAGCATTTAATTCAGGACGTGATACTCCATCTTCGATTGTACCAGTAGTTTCATCAAACATGCTAGTAATAATATTTGTAATAACACCCATTTTACGAACTTTAGTCGGAGGACTAATGTAAATTGGCAAACTAAATGTTAGTGTAGCAATGTCAATTTCTGTATCGATTCCTACAGGAACACTTCTGCTACTCCATTGTACATTTTCTAAAATTACGGCAGTAATACTAGTCCAGTCAATAAAGTTATCTGTAGTTTGCATTTCTAAACTAGGATTAAACAACACTAGTATCTGTTCTAGTAATTGCAGTTTTTGATCAGTATTGCTTGCCCAAATATCAGCGTTTACTCTCATTAAATATGGTGTAGGTATTAGGCGTTCTACAGTATAAGATTTACCTTCAGTATTTAAATATTCTTTATTAACATCATCATATGCTCTTTCTCGTATATTAGTTTTTCTAGTATATGTAGCATCTGTTAGTCTATCTTTATCTAGTTCTAGCCCAGTTATATAAACGCTAATTCTAGGAGCACTAGGTAATTTATTTTCGCTGTTCTCTCTTATAATATTAGCTACCTGCC